CTCTTGTTTGCCTCGTTCAAAGGCAAGCTCGTAAAACGCCCGCAGCTCGTTGAAGTCCCGTGGCTGCGGAATTTCAAAATGGATTAAGTGGCTGTGGTTAAGAAACCGCTTCGATGAAAATCCGGCGGCCTTAGCAAGGGCGACAAGTTCTTGATCGGTCAACGCCGCCTACCCTCCACAAAAACGATTACCCCACCGTGGTCCGTCACGGTCTGAATAATGGGCAGTGAGACGTCGCCCCAGGCATGACGCATAAGGACCTTGCGCACCGTGAGCTGCGCAAGCTGTCGGTCAAGCGCCCGTTGAATATCGAGGTAGTGACGATGCTGCTGGTAAAGCAGCTCCTGGTGAAGCTGCTCAACCTCGCGCTGCAAGGCCTCTTTAGTCTTGGGATTGCTCACCTGGTAGCTCGAATTCAAACCACTGGTGCAATTCTTCCCAGATGGCATCTTCAATGCTGGCCTTTATCTGGGCCTCAGTAGGGGTGTCAGTGTGCTTATGAGCTCGGTTCCAGCCAAGGGTGATACCGTCCTCAATACACCGCTCCATTGCAGGCATGAGTCTGGGTTTCATTTCTCCCTCGCTTCCAGCATGGCGTCTGCAACCACGTAAGCGGCCTTAGCGCAATCGTCTTCATGACGAGCGCTGGACATTCCCGAATAAATGCCGTTCTCATATTGGTCTTTGAGAATGGCCTGCATCGCCTTAGCCGCAAAGTAATCACGCAGTGTCATACCGAGTGTGTGCCAGTTGTTTGCTACTACTGGAAACGCCGGTTCGTTTTTGGTCTCGTTCACTCCTCACCCCTCCCGTCGTACATCACCGTGCTGGTATCCCCCAGGCGCCATTTCGATTTGTTCTCAACAGTCCACTTGATCGTGGCCACCTTGAAGTCGGGGAACTTCATCTCGCCTGGCGTGAACGCCGGGTCGAAGAACCGGCATCGGTTGTTCGGCTGCAGCGCGTACTGGCCGTTGTCAACCTTGATCAGGTTGTAAGACTTGTGTTCGTCGACCGTCTCAACAAAAGTGAAGTCGGGAATGCGCGGGTCGGGGTTGCAGCCATCGAGCGTGAACACGTACTCGCCTGAGTGCATCTTCTTGTCTTTGCCAAAGAACTCGCAGCGCAGGCCCGAGAGCAGGGGCTTGTCAACCACCGTCACGTAGTACGACAGCGCATCCCAAATTTGCAGCATGTCCAGTGGAAGGTCCTCGCCGTCCAGGGGCTTCCAAAGGAATGCGTGAATTGGCAGCTTGTCATAGAGCGCACCGTATTCAGGAAGGTAGGTCTCGAATCGAAAGGCTTCGCCGCGGTGCGCTTTGACGCTGCACCAGATTCCTTCGACAAGCTGGCCGTGACCACGCTCAAAGTCGTAGAGATATTCAGTACGAACAAATACTTTCATCGGTGGAAGTGGACATACGAAATTCATTTACTGACTCCTTTCGCTAGGGTTGCCGCTTGTGTTTTTTCTTCTTGCGTTTTTTGTTTCGTCGTCTGCGTCGGTGGTTGGTTTCTTCAAAATGCAATAGGCGGTGGCAGTTCGCACAAAGGGCCAGACACTTGGACGCCTCTTCACGCGCCGCTTTATAAGCCCCGTTGGCTGCAAGCTGAAATACAGACTGATAGGTTTCGTCTCGCACCAAGTGGTGGAAGTCGATGACGGCAGGGTGTTTAACGCCGCAGTGCGCGCAGCTGAACTGAGACTTAAAAGCAATCCAAGATTCGCGAGCGCGCTGCTTTTGTACGCGGCTGGTAGTAATGTGTTTCTCACGGTTCTTTTGGTACCAACGTTTGCCATATTCTTTCTGTTTTTCCTTCCGCTTATCAGGGTCCTTGTAGGGCACTAACGCAGCCTCTTGCGCCAGTACAACGTCGTCTCACAACCCCAAGGCGATCGAGGCTCATACATCTGATAACCGCGGCGCGCAAGGCTGTTAGCGCTGGCAGGGTTCTCTGTCGTATCGCTGATTAGCCACACATAACCCAAGCGTCGGGCTGCTCGCTCTCTGATTTGGATCATTCGTTTTTGTAAGCCCCGGCCACGCCACAAATACAGAACCCCGCTGCGAGCAAGGTACGCCGCGTCGACCCACTGCAATGACGGCTTGAGTAAACAAAAGGCGACCGGCTGCTTATTGGCGTACCCAACCCACCAGTGGTAGTCACCCTTGTGATGAACGGGATCGTCATGCGGCAGACATGAATACTGAAGATTGAGGAGCTGCCTTTGAATCTTGGGCGTCATTGTTCTAATTCTTTTAAATTGAACTTTTGACACGAGACTTTTTCCTACGCCGCCTCTTCAGTAATCGTGCGGCACTTGTTGAGCCACGCGACTACGTCTTTCTCTAGCCATATCAGCCGATTGCTTCCGGGTATCCGTAAACGTGGGGGCAGGGTGTCAGGCCTCCTGCGCACGTCAGTCTTAATCGTGCTTTCGGCGCGCCCCAATAAGGGGGCAAGGTCCTTGGGAGTTAGGGTCCGTAGTGTTTCGTTCATTGCTTTTGCTCCTTAGCTGCGCGCTCTACAAGAATCGCCATGGCCGCATACACCAGCGCCCCCAACACTTCTTGCTCAAACGCCTCTCCAGTTCTCAGGCTCGCTGCCTCTTCTAACTTCTTGGCCGCTTGCCCCGTTACAAAACCTCGCCCATGCATGCGTACGTAGTGCCGCCAGGGTTGGTCATAAAAAGCTGTAGTGACTCCGCCGTGCCTTTCGCCTTTGCCGTACATGGCCTGCTTAATGGCATCCATAAAGACCGGAAACAGCGGGTGCGCCAGGACATCCTGGTCAGTCTCAGGTCTGGGGTCTGTGATGGGTATGGCGGCGAACATCGTCATTAGTCGGTCTCCTTCATGTAGTACTGCGTAACGAAACCTTCGCCGCGCAACGGCAAGTCGGGGGCCCACTCAATTGCGCGACCCATAATTTCTTCAGCCTCTTGCAAAGTTTCTGGCGCATCGGTCTCGCCAATAATTTCGTCGTGGACCGTGAAGAGTTGTTCGTGCCCGGCCTCGTCGAGAGCGAGCATGGCTTCTGCGAGGCAGTCTCGAGCAATCGCTTGGGTGATGTTTTCCAGTAACTTGCCGCCATAGGTAGGCAGCCTTTCCCACTTCTTAGTCTTTTGATCCATGCCCTCGTAGGTCAGGGCGCCGGCACTGGCAACAACCCACCGGCTGCCATTGCTTTTTTCGCGGTACAAATCCGACCCCTCGATGCGCGGCTTGACATAGGCAAGCCTGCGGCCCGAGGGCAGGGTGATAAATAGAAACCCGCTCTCGTAAACAAACGACAGCATGGCCCGACGGCCGGCGATGTATATGTGGGCATCACTCTTGCGCCGCACGGCGTCTTTGGCCGCATTCTCAAGCGCGTACCAGAGGTCGACCACCTCGGGATTGGCCTCGCGCCAGGCTTGCTTGATCGGCTCAAGTTCGTCCTCAGGCACGCCCATCTCCAGAGCGCCCATGGTCTTCAGTGCGCCAGCGCCACCCTGGTATCCCAAAGCAAGCTCGGCGACCTTGCCTCGCTGCCGGTAAGGTGACTTCTTCGTCACGCTGCCGGGTGGCAGTTTGAACATCTGCTCGGCCGAGGCCTCGTAGATTTTTCCGTGCGTGCGAAAAACTTCGAGCCGCCATTCGCACCACGCTAACCACGCGACGACACGTGCCTCAATGGCGCTGAAGTCGACGGCGTATAGCGTGCGTCCTGGCCGAGCAATAAATGCTGTCCGTATAAGTTGTGAGAGCGTGTCAGCGGCGCTACCAAAAAGAAGCTCGAGATTTTCAAAGTCTCGAGCTTTCAGTAATTCGCGGGCTAAATTTAAATCTTGAAGTTTGTTCTGCGGCAGGTTCTGTACCTGAACGAGTCGACCCGCCCAGCGCCCAGTTCGATTCGCACCGTAGAACTGGGTCAGCCCACGCACGCAGTCGTCGCTGCCCATGACTCGGGCCATGGCGTGGTACTTCGAGACGCTCGTTTTGGCGAGCTCTTGCCGAAGCTCGAGTACGCGACGTACGACCTCGCTGTCAGTAGACTGCAGCAGCACCGGCACAGTCTTCTTGGTAAGGTCTTGGATGTCTTCATCCTCTTCTTCCTGAAGCCACGCCAAAAGCTGCGCACGGCTGTTCGGGTTTGAAAGACCCGTCAGCTCAACCGCTTCCCTTGTGAGCCTGTCACGCACGAGGGTGTCGCACTCGATCGCGGACTCCACGAGAACGCGATCGACTAAGACCCCTTTGTTCATCATGCGCTGATCAAGACCCCAAAGCCGCCACTCCTTATCGGGCACTGGAAACTTTTCAATCTTGCGAGCAATCTCTCGCTCGGCGATTACATCTTGTCGGCAGTAGTCGATAAACAGATCCCACTTAGCCGGGTCATGCATGGGCAAGTTTCGAGTCCTTCCACCGTTGACCTTTGTCGGCTTGCAGGGCAAACAAAAATAGCGAATCAATGCCCAGCCGGTATTCTTTTTCTGCTGATCAGAGGCTAGACCGACAACGCGGCCAACATCAGCCAGGTTGCCGGGTAGTCCCAGATACAAAGCGTGCACGCTCGTGCATTCCCACTGCGTCAAATCCATTGGCCGCCCAAAATATTTGGACAGGCAAACAGTT